TTATAAATTAGTTAATTAAGATGCAGAGTTGTAGAATACAATCTCATTACCATTAACGTGAGTAAACCCTACTTTCATATTTGCACGAGTTCTGATTACAGGCTCAGCAATAGTATCAGCTAAATTTACAGCTCGTAATGCTTTACCATCACCCTCTGCATCAAAAGCATAGATTAAGTTATTTCTTAAAGTAGCTACGATTGTAGACTTACCTAACATGCCTGGACATAATACCATCTTAATACCTAAGTAAGAGAAATCTAATGCTTGAGTTAAGTTAGCTTGAGTGTTTGATGCAGCAACAGCAGCACGATAAGCAGTAGCTACAGGAGAAGATACATAGATTCGTAACTCATCTTGATTAGCAATTACAGCAGCAGGAATTGCAGCATAAACTAGAGCTAATTTAGCAAGTACATTAGATGGTGTAATAGCTACAGGAGATCCTATTTCAATTACATTAGCTGAATCATCTTCTAAAGATACTTTGTATCCATCACACAAAGCAAGTGCAGCAGTACCTGATCCTGTATCACCTGACCAACGTAACTTCTCTACATTCTCAGCAATAGTCAAAGCCATTTCATTCCAATAGTAATCCATGAAAGATGCAACAGTGAAATCACCATTAGATCCTTTAGTCATTTGTAATGATACAAAAGACTGCTCTAAGTCAAACTGACAAATCTGTGCCATTGCAGATAGAGAACATACATCAATCTCTACAGATGCAAGGTCGTCAGTAGATGCATTAAATCCACAGTTCTCAGCTTGTAAAACTTGACCAAATACTACATTAGATATTTTAGTCTTATACTTTACTCCTGGTAGTGTACGATAGTTGTCTACTACTTCCTCGTTTAAATAAGCTCGGCTGTAAAAAGCCTCACTGTTTGCTTGTAATAATGCAGATGCATCAATGTCCAAGTTAAATCTTAATTGTCTACTCATTTTTTTTGTTTTTTATTTATTAGTTATTATTTAAAAATTTACTTACCATACTAAACTTATCATGCTGTGATAATTTAGTAGCTTCTACTTCTACCACATCCTCACCTTCAGACATTACTTCCTCCATGTGATTCCTTAAATCAGCTATCATTGCTATTAAAGCATTGATTTGCTCATCAATTACAGGTTGTACTATAGCTAAAATAGCTTCAGCATCAGCAGCAGGATCTATAGCCATCTCTTCTGTGGCAGGTGTCTCCTCTATTACTTCCTCTTCTACTACTGTCTCTAGTGCAATCTCTTCTGTTAATGCCTCTTCAGCAGCAACAGGTGCATCTTTAATCTCAGTAACTTCTCCATCAACAACGATGTAGATCTTACCCTCGATTAGATGTTCTCCATCAGGTAACTTCATATTATATTTATTATTTATTTGATTACTTAGTTTTAAGCCTAAGAATCCCTCTATTGAGAATCCTATCTGCTCATTTGCTACTAGCTCATTATAGTACTCTTTATCAGTTACCTGAGCTGTTACCATTAATGTGCCTTTAGGTACTTCAATACCATAGCTTGAGTAGGCTTTATCTTTCTTAGGATCTTCTACTATCCATGCCTCAAGTACATAAGCAGGAACTGTCTTATCAGTATCATGCTCTAGGTTAAATACATTCCTATTAGTAAGGTCTTGCATGAATTTTGCATGAATCTGCTCAATAGTCTCAGCTGTAAATTGTACATAGTACTCCTCATCATTCTCATCATTCCTATATATCTCCATAGGTATCATGGCAGGTGCTACTACTCTATACTTCAAGTCATCTGAGAAAAACAATTTTTTGTTCTCATCAAATGCCATCCCTTTAGTAACAATAGCAGGAGTAGAGGTGAAAGCAATCTGCTCAATCCCTAACTCTTCACCATCTGAATACTCAGGCTCTATAGTAATTTTATAGATTGGTATGTCTTTTGTCATAACTATATTATATTTTTTTTATATTTGTTCAAAAATTAGAAATTATGATAAAATTATTCGGTAAAGAAATCCCATCTAAGATGGATGAATTAACATTAGAGCAGTTCCAAAAGATATCTGCTATCCATAATAATGAGGAGTATGATACTCTTGAGAAACATTGTAAAGTCTTTGAGTATCTAGGTATAACTGAGGATGAGATGGATGTAGACTTTGACCTGTTCTTAGCTAATGTTAAGGAGTTCAATAATAATAACTATGATAAGAAAGATCCTGTAGAAGAGATAGAGATAGAGGGCTATATCTATAAGGCTGAGATGAAGCTCTCAGTGAAAGATAGTAGGATTGTTGAAAAGATTGTTAAGAAAGATAATAAAGAATATATCTCTGACATCATGGCTCTAATGTTCAAACGAACTGACCTATCCAATACTGAGCATTATGATCCTGCACACTTAAAGCACAAAGCTAAACTATTCAGCAAGCTCAAAGCAGATATCTCTATCCCTTACCTTACCTTTGTAACCTACAAAATTACTAACCATGCAGAATCTCAAATTGCCGAATCATTGGAGTCAGATATCAGTGAGTCAGTTCCTGGAGCTGAACAGGCTGAGCAGTGAGGATGGTCTATTTAATTATAAGATAGATGTACTTTGCATATTAACTGATAAGGATGTATCTTATTTTGAGGAGCTAGATATAGATGAGCTAGGGGAATTGACTAAGCAGATTAAATGGATACAGTCTGATCCATCTAGGAGGTATAAGAGTAAGCTAGATAAGTATGTACTTAAGCCATTCAGTAAGCTCACACTAGGAGAGTTTATAGACCTAGAGCATTACTTCTCTAATAACTACCTAGACCACTTCTGCCACATCTTAGCATTGCTGTACAGGAGAACATCTAAGAATGTTTATGGTGATGACATCATTGAGCCATACAATTACAGCCCATCAGATAGATTAGATTGGTATTTAGACTACCCTATCACTGATGTTTATGGATTGATACCTGAGTATCTAAAGTATAGAGAGAATTTTACCAATACCTATACTAATCTATTGGTAGATGTAGTGACTGATGATGAGGTGCTAGAGGATGCTGATGAGATTAAAGAGCAGAAGAGAGAACAGCAAAAGCAAAAGTTTGCTTGGGAATCTACTATCATGGCTCTATGTAATGATGACCTAAGTAAGTTCAATAGTATCTTAGATATGTCAGTAGTGTTAGTCTTTAATATCTTAGGAATGAAAAAAACTTTAGACTAGTAATCTAGCTCTCCATAAAACTCTCCGAATAGAGGCTCAAATGAGAATAGTATATCTCCCCCTCTTTCTAGTATGTTATCTATTTCTAAGATAGGATATTTAGTTGTAAGATATTCAGTATATCCTCCCCAAATCTCTGCATAAATTCCATCAGCATCTAATGCTGCATCAAATTGCCTAAGTAGATTATAAGCTCCTATAGTTTGTGTACCATTATTTAGAAAGCCAAAATAATAAGCTGCTACTATTTGTATCCTTAAATTAAATCTATCACTTATCTCTGCATTGATTCGTACTGAATCTACTAGAGTACCTGTGTCTACTAAGAAATTAGCTCTAAGTACTCTTTTAAGTACTGTAGCCATCTTTCTACGCATTGGATATTTTATATTGTAAGGCATAACTATATTATATTAGATTCTAATTTTGTTCAGGAATTTGACAGTTGGTCCATGACTTAATTACTACTGAAAGATTCATCTGCCACCCTGCAGCATAGTCTAGTAGATCATTATTCAATGGTATGAATGTAGGCTGTCCATCTATATCAAAGTCATAGTCATCTGAGAATGTAAACTCTAGGTACAGGTCCTGGAGTATCTGCTGAGTATCACTTAGAATAGTAGTGATGTTAGCTCTATCCATCTGTATGATATCAAAGCAATATAGCTCTATATTAAAGATAGTCACATTCTCATAGGGAGTAACTCCTGTAGGAACTACATAGACTAGTGGATACTTCTCATCTTTAGTAGCAAAGTTTACCATCTGCTCTTTAAAGTCTGAGCCTACCTTTTTAACCTGTAGGTGATTGTCATAGAAAGTAGTAATCTTATCTACTATGGATTGATAGCTTATCATAATACTGAATTATTTTGTATGTTATTAATATGATTCTGTGATGCTGTTATCTCAGTCTCAGATACTATAGCTGTTACTGTTATGTTATTAGAGCCACCTCCTGCATTCACTTCGCTACCTGTATTGGCTTGCCCAAATAGACTAGGACCTGATGCTGGAGCTACTGCTGTAGTGGATGCTCCTGCTCCTACATCAGGTGCATTAGGTGCTGATCCACCTCCTCCAAACTGAGTACTTGAAATAGTAGAAATACTTGCTGCAGTTGCAGCTACTGATGCACCTATCCTTATTGCTGATGCTACTCCTAAAGTAAAGTCAGGCACACTAGTAATAGCTAAAATAGATTGAGCTCCATTAATTACAGCCATTGCTAA